ATACTGGGTTGGTCTGCAAACCGTTTGTACCTGACTGATACCAAGTATTTGTATCTGGACGAGGATCACGGATGGCCTGCGGGTCTGAGATCGGATACATGCCAAGCTGCAACTGCGGCTGATCCGGCGTCCAGCACTGGGGGCAGGCTTTGATTTGCGTCTGCTTGGTTTTAATGGTCAGGTTCTTGAGCTTTTTGAGGTCGAAACGGAACCCACAAAGATCGCAAAATCCAAAGGCCTTAGCACCGTTAGCAAATCTGTTAGACATGCGTCACCTCAAACTTGTTCGTTTTTCGCAAGTTTTCGGCACCGGGGATCACCTGCAAATTTACTGGCGTGTGAAACCCTGAAACATTTTTACCACGAAGCGGAATTTTATGGTCTACATGCCAAGCAAACCCAAACATCTGAGTGCGCATAGCAGCAAGTTCATACGCTTGCTCAATGATCCAATGATCGTCTTTGGTTAGCCATTTAGGTGTACGCAGTAGCTTATCAGCATGCTGTTTATTTCTTTTGGCAAGCATACGAGGGTAGTTTTCCTCGTAGTACTTTTTATACTTTGCTTTTATTTGCTCTGAGGCACGCTGAGCATATGCTCTTTTTTGAGCGCTTAGATAGTCCTTGTTTGCTTCGCCCCACTGCTTTGTACGCGCTTTACAAAGCTCTTTGTTAGTGTGGTAGTAGGTTTTTGTCCTTTGTTTTATAACCTGTCCATTACGCTGCTGATACGCTTTTACTCTCTCCAGAGCGCAAATAACACAGGCATTATTGGATGTATAACGCACTCCTGCTGCTTCGGGGTGAGACACGCACTCAGTACCCACAAAACGTACTTCGCCGTTTTGTTTTGCCAAAATGCGGTTGGGGTGCATCGGAGTAGTTTAGCTAATGAAGGCTTGTCTTGGCACGAACCGTACCGCTGCTTTCTCTCGATCTTCAGTTGAAGCAAGCTCCCATGCTTCTTGATATTGCTGTTGCAAAACAGGCATACGCTCCATCGCGCCCGGAATCTTCATGGACAGGTAGTACGCAAGCCCCGAGACCAACGCATTGAGGAAACGGAACGGGATGTCCTGCGTGTACGTACCGCCAGCACCAGCATCCTGAATACGGCGCAAACGCCAGTACACAAACTGATAGTTGTTGCTCTGGTCCGGTACAGGCCACACCGTGATGGTGGGCGTGGGTGCTTGCCGATTGATCCAGACCTGAATCGGACGCGCCTGCTGCAGCTTGTTGGGGATGCTGGAGTACGTGGAAACACTGATGCGCGTGATGGTCAGGTCAACCTGAGTGGAAACGTTGCCTGCACCCGTGCGGATCACATGCTCAATCAGGTCTACTGTATCGTTTGGCAGGTTGTACGTGGCCGTGCCTTGGGTCAGGTTGATCGAGCCTTGCTCTACCGTCCATAAATTTATACCTCTATTCGCCCAGTCTGCGAACAGCAGGTTCATTGACCGCCGTGCGGTCTTCAGGTCATAGCCCGTGCGAAGCTCTGCACCACAGCGCTCAAAGGCTTCCTCAACGTATTCGTTGAGGTCAAGATTGAACGTGGTAGTGTTAGAGGTTGTCATTGTTTATCCCAACATTGCCCGCCCTTGAGGGCTGTTTACGCCAAAACCTTGCAATTGTTGTAGTAAAACTTGTTGCTCTTGCCTTTGTGCAGGGCTCATATTGCGCATGTTTTCGCGTGCAGACCTTGCATTTTCCGCGCCCATTCCGCTGTCACCAAAAGGGTTAAATGGTCTTTGTATCGGCATCCCAAACTGAAGCCCCATTATTGGACTATATTCTTGCTGCCTTGCTAATCCCCGTTGCAACTCTGATAAACGCGACATTTCAGGACCGCCGCGAGACATCATGTCGCCCATATGATCAGAGCTAAATTGCTGCCCCATCATGGGGTTGAACCCTTGCATCGGCATACCAAACTGCGGCCCCATCATCGGATTGAAACCAAGGCCACCAATGCCGCCGTACATGGGTTGGCGCTGGCTTTCCTGCATCTGCCTTACCAGATCTTGGCGCTTTTGCTGATAGCTCTTGTAGCCTTCACTGCCTTCCCAAGACTTTCGTGCATTTTCAAACGCTTGGTACTCAGGCGCACTTTGCATTTGAGAGGTTAGTTCGGCATCTTGTGCCGCAAATGGATTTTGTTGCGGCTGTTGCAACTGCACATGCTGCTGATACGGGTTAAACCCCTGCATCGGCATGCCAAACCCTTGGCCCATCATAGGGTTAAACCCTAGCCCGCCGACCCCGCCGTACATGGGATTGAAACCGCCGCCAAACCCGCCCTGAAAGGGGCTAAACCCGCCACCGAAGCCACCGCCAAAGCCACCCTGGAACGGGTTGAACTGGGGCTGTTGGAAGCCACCAAACGCTTGGCCTCCACCAAAATTAAAGCCCTGCCCTCCGCCAAAGCCGCTAAAGCCCTGACCGCCACCCCAGTTCTGTTGAGGCATCTGGTAACCACCAAAGCCACCGAAGCCGCCTTGGGGCTGCTGCATGGACTGGCTAGAACTGAAGTTCTGCCGTGCGGGTTGGTAGAAGGGCTGCGACATCAGTTACTTTCCTGCGGTCTTGGCAGACTGCTTGAACGCTTTGGCAGTAGGAGCGCCGGAAGTACCCGGCTTGCGCATGGTTTCGCCCGATCCTGCGGCAATGCGTTTACGCTTGGCATGGATGTTGGCGTAAAGCCCCGTGGGGCCACCCTCTGCATAGAGTTCGGTTGGGACATTAGCGTCTTTCCGCATCACTGCTTTAGGTAGCTTCTTGGGGTTTACGGCACCCATGCCACGGCTACTTCTCACCGCATCTTCCCTTTGGTTTTGCCGCGTTGGGCGCAACCGTCAGCACGAGTTACACCGCCTTTGGCGTACTTGGAGGCGGGCGTTAGCTTGTTCTTCTCGCGGTCAACCAACATCTCCCGAATGCCTTCGGGAATGGTCGGGTCAATACCCTTTTTGGGATAACGCTTGGCGAGAGAATCAGTCTCGCGCTTGGCTTCTGCGGCGTTCATCAGCACTTACCTCCACCCATCATCTTGACAACCTTGCCCTTGGTCTTGCCCTTGGACTCAATACCGCCGCCCTTGGCATAGCAAGAGCCGCCCTTGGCAAACGGCTTGCCCTTGGCTTCGGCCTTTTCGTGCTTGATCATGGCAGCAGGAGCGCCCTTCTTCTTCATGAAGGCCACTTCCTTCTCGCGCATCGCTTTGGACTCTTTCATTTCGCCTCCTTCGGCATGGGCTTTAGGCCCTACAAACTTCTTCGCTACGCTCGGCGGGACATCCGTCTTGCCAGCGAGAGACGCATACATGAACCGGCGCTGCTTTTCAGACTGGACCGGCACTATTTCCCTCTCCAACCGCGCACTGTGTCCGTCTCCCAGATCCGTATCCCGGTCCAGATGATTGTGAAGGCAGCAGCAATAGAAGGTAAAAATTCCACAAGCGTACCCAGCACTGTAACAATTGACAGGGCATCAACAATATGCTTTGTGGGTTCCGAAATTTCGTGCTTCATGTCAGCAATTCCACGCCCGCAAGGATTTGTTGATCCGGCTGTTTGGGTCTTTTGCCGTTTTCTCGCTGGTGAGCTTCTTTTTCATCCCTTTCATTCGGGCACAGAAGCTGTCACGGCGAGGTCCGCCTTCAGGCTGCGGAGCCTTTAATCCTGGCTTGCCGGGGTTAGCGCGGTTGTAGGAAGCCCGACCTTTGGCGTTGAGGCCACCGGCTTCAGACTTCCCTTCCTTCCGCGTCCATGCCGGCGACTTAGCCATAGTACGCCACAGCAGTGGTGCTGGCCCCACAGGTCACCGTCAAACCGTTTTCAGCAAGGATGCCTTCGCCGGGGATGATGATGTGGATAGCACCCACAGCAGCAGGTGCCGTAAACGAGAACAGCGTGACACTGACCCCGTTCGTTGCAGACACCGTACCGCTGGTGGTGTAGCTGATCGTAAGCGCCTTGAGGCGAGTCCGATTGCCCGTGACCGCTGTTGCCGCCCCAGCCGCACAGGCGGCTGACTTAACGTCGGTTTGCATCGACATGATGCGCTCCTATCAGGTAGCGGTGGTAACAGCAATCCAAGCAGACGCGCCGCGAACATACAGGCGGTCGTTGGTGGTCGTGCCGTCCGTGCGCAGGTACAGAGAGCCCTGAGCAGCGGTAACGCTGGGAGCGCCAGAGCCCACGAAGACGCCAAAGTTGGCAGTAGACGAGGCCAGGAACGCAGCCATGCCGCCTGCGGCAGGGGCGGTGCCACTGTCAGCAGTGACGTTGCCCGTAGCGGCAACAGAATCAACCACCATTGCGGGGCCAATGGTTGCCGTCGTGGTAACCGCGCCAGTCGTGGCGTCAACAGAGATAGTTTGGAAACCGTTTTGCGAACGCACTGGTCCGCTGAAGCTGGTATTTGCCATGAGAGGCTCCTCAGTTTGCGCCCGCTGTCTGTGAGGTCAGTCCGCCAAGTCGGTCAGCAGGCAAGGTGAATCTTGGACTGTGAGCAGGGTAGCACTTCTTGGGCGGAAACGCAAGCGCCTCGGCGTCGGAAGGCAACGAGTTTGACTTTTGCAAGTTCTCAGCCCGCGTGATCACCCGCAAGTTCCAGGGCACATGGAGGCCGCAGACATCCTCATGCTGAAGCGGCCAGATATGGTCAACAACATACGGCTCTCCTGTGGTCTTAGACATCGTAATAGCAATCTGGTACATGGACCGCATTTCTATTTTCTGTCGTCGTGATAACCACGACGGTGTCGCCGCACGGTGCTTACGGCGGCGAACTTTATTGTTCGCCAAAATAATGTCTGGGTTTCTTTCTGCCCACGCTTTTCTATACTGATTTTTTATTCTTGCTGGCGTTGCTAACGCCTTTGCCACAACATAATCACGGTTTTTTTCGTAGTACCGCTGTTTTGCCGCTTGTCCCGAATCCGATCTGTTGTACTGCTGGAAGTACGTAGCGCGCTTTTCCAACGCCTGCGTCCACTCCACCTTTAAGCACTCAACACAGGCCCCCTTTGTTTTACGCGGCGCAATATGCCCGTGCTTGCACGGCTCCCCTGTGAAGTAGTACTTGGCTCCTTGCGCTTGAGCTTCCTTGCGTGTTTTAGGTAGGTCGGTGGTGTCCATCTGCCGCTCCATGTGGTTAGACACAGGTAATGTACGACAGACAGCTTGAAAGCACAACAGGCAAAGAAAAAGGGCCCCGAAGGGCCCTTTTTAGAGGGTAAACCCTTAGGCTCCGGGGCTTCCGTAGATGCCAAGCGGATCAGAAACGCCGAACGAGTACCTTTCACGCGCTTTGTATCGC